ATAGGCATAGGATAGTACAGGTTTTAAGTAGATTAATTGAGAAAGGTCTAATCAAGTGTGAGAGAGAAAGAAAAGTATTCTATTATTATGTTTTGTAAATAAATATATAAATTAATAAATTACTTAGTTTATATATGGCAATAATTATTTTAAAGAAGTTACAAGATTTTAAAGATTTAGTAGTAAATCTGAATGTGACTGTAATGTATAAAATTGATGGTGATATTTTGGAATTATATATAGATCATGATAACATTTACAAACTAAGTTTAAAGATAATTAATTTAGATGAGGTAGAATTATTTTTAGATCAGAACTTTGAAGATGTATTAAATATTGAGGAGATAGAATAATGGTAAGAAAGAGTGTGCCAATTCCTGCAGTAGGATTTTCTAGTTTGGCTAAAAGAGTAGCAGGAATTAATCATGATGGAAGTTTACCTATTGCTTTATCAGATAGTGCTATGATTGATGCTTTTGATAGGATTAGAGTTTCAACTCCTGAAACAATATTTGATAGTAAACAAATATTCGATAATTTACCTTTATTTTGGGATGACCAAGAAGTATCAGGTACTGGAACTTCTTCAACATATACTAAAGCAAAGGCATGCACAAATATTGCTGTTTCTGCAAATACTGCTGGTAAAAGAGTAAGACAAACTTTTATGAGATTTAATTACCAGCCAGGTAAATCTCAATTAATATTAATGACTACTAGATTAACTACTAGTGGGACAGGAATAAAAGCTAGCGTAGGGCAATTTGATGATAATAATGGAATATTTTTTACTTCAGATAATGGAGTTTTGAAAGTAGTAATTAGAAGTTCTACATCAGGAAGTGCAGTTGATAGAGAGGTTACTCAAAGTAATTTTAATATTGATACTATGGATGGTAATGGGCCATCAGGAATCACAATAGACCCTACTAAAACTCAGATATTAATATTTGATTATGAATGGCTTGGAGTAGGTAGAGTGAGAATGGGTTTTGTTATTGATGGTATTATTCATTATTGTCATAATTTTAATAATACAAATAATATGGATGTTGTTTATATGAGTACTCCAAATTTACCACTAAGATACGAAATAGAAAATGACGGTACTGGTGGTGCAGCAGATATAGACCATATTTGTTGTACTGTAATGAGTGAGGGGGGTACAAATAAATTAGGAGTATTAAGACATTATAATTCTCCATCCCTATCAGCATTAGGTTCAGGAACTTCATATATATCAATGGCAGGCAGATTAAAAACAACTCATTTTGGTGCTAATATTGAGCTTGAGAATATTTCAGTTATTGCATCTTCGACTAACGATTTTTGTAAATGGGAGTTATGGGCAGGAGGTACTTATTCAGGTACATTAAACTATGTTGATTTCCAAAACTCAGCAGTACAAATAGCAGACGGAGCCAAAACAGTTATACATAATAGAGATGGCATTTTAATTGACGGAGGTTTTTTTACTAGTTCACTTCCTTCAGCAAATCAGGTACCTAATGCCTTAAAATTGGGTTCTAGTATTGATGATACACCACAAGAGTTTTATTTTGTAGTTACTCCTATCACTAATAATATTACTGTTGAGAGTTCTATAACTTGGAGGGAATTAAATTAATTTATTTTAATAAAGTATATAAAGAAATATTTTCATATTTTATTATGGTAGATTCTAAACTACATAATACTGTATCTTTTTCAGTAGAGTCTTTTCAAGTTGAAAAGGTTACTGCTGCTAAGGAAAAAAAAGATGGAATTACTCTTACAGGTTTTGCACTACCATTTGATACTACTTCTAGGAATGGGTTTGCTTATAGAAAAGAATCAGTTATTAAAACAGCTGAAACTTTAGAAGGGAAACCTTTCTTTTTCAATCACGAGATTGATAAAGTTCCTATTGGTACTGTTGAAAAGATTACTGTTACAGAAAAAGGAATTGATTATGTAGCAAAGTTAAAACCTGTTACAGAGGAAGGTAAACAAGTTGTGGAGGGTATTAAGGCTGGTTTAATTCAAAATGTTTCTATTCAATGTATTTATGAAAATGCAAAGATCAATGAAGAAAGTAATACTTTTGATGTTGATGTAAAAGAGTTTTTAGAATTATCTGCTGTTACTATTCCAGGGTTTGCTGAAACTACTGCTCAAGCTCACGAATCATTAATGAGTAATTTTGAGAAAAAAGAAAAAGTGGACAAATTAAAAGAGAAACTATCTAAAGAACAAGCTGTAGAAGAACCAGAAGAAAAAAAGATGGAAGAACAGGAAGAACCTACAGAAGATGAGCCTGTAACTTTAGAATCTTTAAAAGAAATGATGGATGCTTTCGTAAGAGAACATACTATTACTCATGAAGATTTAGATAATAAAGTTGCTACACTTCAGGCTACTGTTGACACATTAGTTGAAAAAGAAGAATCTAATCCTAAAGACGAAGAAGAACAAACAGAAGAAAGTTCAGAGGAAGAGGAAGAAGAAAAAACTGAAGAGAAAGTTGAATTAGAAGAAAAATCTGAAGAGTCAATTGAAAGGTCAACTGTTGCTCCAACTGCAGAAGAATCTAAAAAAGAATTCAATTATGCTAACTGGAGAAGTGAGAGATTAACAGCTCATTTAAACAAATAAATATATAAATAATACAAACACAAATATAATATATCTAAAATGGTAAAAACATATACATCCGATAGCTACTCTGGTGGAAACACTGAAGCAGTAGAAAAATTAGGTAAGTTCATTGTTGAAACAACAATGGAAAGAGATAACAACGGAGACTTCTACTCTGCAGACGATATGCAAAGAGTAAAAGAGAATGTTGCTGCATTCCCTCAAGCATTAAAAGAGGATTTAACTTCTGATAATAACGGTGGTTTATACACTACAGTTGTTGCTGATTTTGTAGAGAGAGCTTTAAGGCCTACTCTGGTTGCAGAAGGTGTAATTAAAAGGTTAAGGATTTCTAACAGAGGAACATCAGCTATTAAAATACCTGTAAGTACATTAGTTACTGCAAGTGCTTTGCCTGATTCAGGAGCTGTTACTTATTCTTCATCTGCTGATTACAGTTCACAAACTGTAACTCTAGGATGGGTTTACGCTGCTCAAAAAATCACTATGGAATTAATTGAACAGGCTAATGTTGATTTAATCCAAGACCAATTCATTGAATTAGGAGATGCAATTGCAAGAAAAATCGATTCAGATATTATTGCTGCTATGTCAACAGCTACACCATCAGACGATTCAAACTCAAACTATACAGCTTTAGGTACATCAACTGATTTGGCTTATGCTAGTTTAGTTACAGGAATTACTGATGCATTTACAAACAATGCTATGGTTGATACAATTTTAGTAAACACAACTAACTGGGGTGTTCTATTAAAAGATACAGATGTTAAAACTGCTTTAGGATTTAATTCAACTCAACCAGGAACAATTTATCCTCAAGTAATCAACTTATTTGGTATGAAACTTATTATGAGTAACCAAGTAGGAGCAAACGATACTTACTTAATTGATTCTAAAAGAACAGGATACTTTGTTGAAGCATCTGATGTTAAAGTATTTAATGATAGAGTTAGTGGTTCACTAGCACAAGAAGTTATCGCAGCTAAAAACTATGGTGTTACAATTGTACAACCAAAAAGTGTTTTTAGATTAAAAGATAACACAGCATAAAGTTATTTAATATAACTTTTTTAATATTCTAAAAAATGAAAGTAGAAGCATTAAGACCATTTAATATGGGTGTTCTAGAACCTAAAGGACCTATGTACAATTTTTCTCAAGCAGGTGAAGTTTTAGACATTCCAGACAAAGAACCATATTCTGAAGTAATTGCTAATGCAATTGAGAACGGTTTTCTTAAAATGGTAGAAAAAAAATTATTTGATAAAGTAAAAGTAGCTTCTAAAAAAGAAGTAAAATCAGATAAATCTAATAAATAGATATATAAATTCTAGTTGTTATAATTTTATATATGGCAACTTTTAACTTACCAGCAGACGTAAGACGAGTATTAAGATTAGATTCTGGAAATAATTATTTAACAGATGCAGAGATTCAATCTTATTTAGACGAAGCTCAGAATTGGTTATATACTGAGATAAAAAGGAAATACGAAAGAGACTTTTTTACTGTAGTTACAAATAGTGTAGGTAACACTCAAGTAATTTATGCATTATCATTAGCTCCAATTAATAGTGTTTTAAAAGTATTAGTAAATGATGTAGAAAAAACAGTTACTACTGATTATACTGTTGACACAGATTTAGGTGAGATAATATTTGTTGAAGGAGTTGTTACAGTTGGAGATAAAGTAAAAGTTTATTCTGTACCTACGGCTTATGAATTAGCAGAGTTATATATTGCTGCAAGAAACATTTCTATTGGTACTAATTTAATTAATTTAGATGGGCAAAATAATCCTGTGGTACAAAACTTTGATACTTTAATTAATAATTACATGAATGTAATTACTAGTAGGGTTATGGTAGCAACATGGGCTTAAGTGGAAAAGAATTAGATAAAGCAATTGGAAGAATAGCACTACAAGTGCAAAAGGAAATTAAAGTAAATTGTCCTGTTCAAACTGGAAGATTAAGAAATAGTATTGTAGTGACTAAAAATACTGAAGGTGAATGGGTTGTTGGTACTAATTTAGACTATGCAGAATATGTTGAGCTTGGAGTTAGACCTCATACAATAGTGCCTAAAAATAAGAAGGCTTTATTTTGGGAGGGTGCTAATCATCCTGTTAAGAAAGTAGAGCATCCAGGTTTTGAAGGTAAGTTTATGTTTTTAAGTGCATCCAAGAAAGTTCCATCAATTGCAAAGAAGGAATTATCTAAAGTTAAATAAGTTTATAAAATACTTTTTCTGTAATATTAATAGAACACCAAGTGGGTTCTAGATTCAAGAGGAAAAATGGAGTTAAAAGAAGTAAAAACTATGACATTCACTATGAGTGAAGATGAAGCTATTGCAATCGCAAATGATTTAATGCAATTAGAAAATGTATCTGGTCCATCAGAAGTATTTTTAGATTATATTGATGCTGAGAATATTGATGTAGAAAAAGCAATGAAGGAAGAAGATAATTCTGAAGAAAATACAGAAGAAAATAATAATTATTAAATAATAAATGGCAATAAGTAATGTTTCAAACGAAGTAGTATTTGGTGAGGAATCTACATATGGTACTTTAGCTAGTACATTTACAGAGCAATTCGGAGCAATAGAATCATTTTCATATACTGAAGTTGAGACTATTGAGCAAATTGGTTCAGTAGGTTCTGGACATAATCCACTTAGAAATGAAGCAGGACTTTATTCGGTAACTGGAACATTAGTTACAAAACCTACTAAGGCAGCTTTGCCAAGATTACTAGAATTATTTTTTGGTACAAGAGTAGATGCTACAGATTATACTATTACAGATTCAATTGATGTAACAAGTATATCTGCAAAGGCTCAACACTCACTTACACAAACAGCACAAATTACAGGTATTGTATTTACTACAATTAGTATTGATGCTAGTAAGGATGGATTTGCTACAATTTCTATGGATTATATTGGTCAAAAATTAACAGTTGCAACTGAGACAGTTTCTTATACACAACCAACAGAGAGTTTATTTTCATGGTTAGATATATTCGGAACTTATAATAGTAATTCTGTTGAAGCTAATACTTGGACAATTACTGGAGATTGGGGAATTGATGCAGGACAAGGAAGAGGTATTGAAAGTGTTGCTGCAGGTTCAAGGAGATTAATTCAAAGAGTAATAAAAAATAATTTAGTACTTGGTGGTAATGTTGATTTAGTTGTTCAAGACACTAATGAGATGGGCTATGAAGATGAGAAGACAGATAGGACTATGGTATTAACTATGAGTAGAGGAACTGATAATGCTCATGTATTTACTTTAACTGGATGTCAATTAGATAATAAAGCTAGTGAACAAACACCAGAGGATGGTATTAAAAACTTTACTGCTGATTTTGTAGCTTTAGACATTAGTATTACAGGAGATTTATAAGATGCATAAAGAGATAGTTAAGGATATAGAAGGTAAAGAGATTGAAGTAGAAGTAATGGTTTTAGGATTTAGATTAGTTAAACAATTAAAAGCTAAATACTTAAAAGTAGATAAAATAGTTCCTGAAGGAAATGGAGTTAAATCTATGGAAGGGACTTTTGATTATGAAAGTTTATCTGCTGAAGCAATTGAGAAAGGTGTTAAAGGAATTAATATGGATCATCTTGATCCTTTAGAAGGTGATAGAATTTATAATAAATATTACGCTAAATACTTTAATCCAAATAATACTGAAGAAAAAAAATAGAAGCCCAGTTGAGAGCATTGGCAAAAGGTAATAAGTCAACTCAAGTTAGTCCCGAGACCTCTGAAGCACTTGATACTTATAACCTTCTCCAAATTGGGTGCAGTGTTAATTTAAATGATATGGACTATTTATTAGCTCAGAGATTGATTTATTTAAAATCAGAAATAGATAAAGAACAAGATAGACAAATGAAAATACAAAATGCGAGGAGGCGATAAAATTGGCAATAGAATTACCAGTTAATATTACCTTTAAAAATGATAAATCTAGTTTAAAGAAAGCTGAGAAAGAAGCTAGCAAACCAGTTAGAAAAGGAATGTCAGGTGCAGGTATTGCTGCAGCAGGTCTTGGTATAGTTGGTTTAGTTGGTGGATTACTTTCTAGTTTAGATAGTATAGGAGGTTTATTAAAAGGAGTTTTAGGTTTACTTAATGCTTTAGTTGCACCATTTGTTCCAATATTACTCACGTTGTTAAAACCTTTCTTGGCACTTTTCTTATTTGTAGGTTCATTATTAGCTAAATACTTAAAAAGTATTATGTCTGGACCTGTTGGAGAAGCAGTAGGTACTGGTGTTGAAGTTGCAGGTGAGGCAGGTAGTGCTTTAGGAGATTTTATTGGAAATTTATTTAGTATGCTTAATGACTCAGTTAATTCTATTGAATCAGAAACAGGAGCTAAATTTTCTGAATTAGTTTCAGGAATGTTTGCTATTTTTAGAGGAAGTCTTAATGGTACTGAAAGTTTAATCTCAAAAGGTACTGAACAAACTGCAAGATTTTTTAATCAATTAATTGCTAGAGGTATATTTGATCTATTAAGGGCGTTTGGTAATTTCAAATTAAAGTTTATGAACTTTATTGATACATTAGTATTAGGTTTAGCAAGTGCGTTTAATGGAATAGTAAATAAGATTAATAGTTTTTTAACATTAGCAGGAATTGAAAATATAAGTGCAGGAATAAATACAGGTCCAATTGAAAGAAGAATATCTGAGAGAAATGCAATTGCAAGAGGTGAGATTTCATCAAGTATATTGCCTAGAGATAATCCTATAACAAATATTACTTTAAATGTTCAAGGAAGTATATTAGAAAATACATTAGTTGATAAAATAGCTGATAGTATTACTGAAAAGCAAAGACAATTTGGAGGTTTTTAAATGGCAATATATATAACAAGAAATACAAAATCTGGTGAAACAGGAACTACTAGGAGATATAACTTTTCAGAAGTTAATAGTGTTTCAGATAGAAGTATTCAGAATAATATTAAAATATCTTCACCAAATCAGGATTCAAATGATAATACTATTTTTAATCTAAATGGAATTAGTAGGATTGTAAGTTTTGCATTTAATATTTATAATGATGGAACTGATAGAAGTAATGGAACTCATACTAGTACTGTTACAACAATACAAGAACAATATGATTATTTGAAAAATACTTTTTTAACAGGAGATACTGGAGTTGAGTATAATCTAGTTGTTGAATTTGATAGCGTAGAAATAATAAATATGGTTGGTATGATTAATAATTTAACACCTAATATATTATTTAATACGCCAAATAGAATTGCTGTTAATTTTGAGTTTGAGGAAGGAAGTAATCCTTTTAAGGTGACATAAAATGGGAAAAACTGAACAAGAAGTAGTTGAATTATTAATTAGTGAGTTTGAAGCTAATATAACAGACCCATTAAATAGAAGTAATAAATGGATTTATGATGATTCTCCAAGATTAGACTTGGCAGGATTCCCTAGAATTGCAGTAGTGCCTAATACAAGTTTATACGAACAATTGTCAATAGGTAATACAGAACAATTAGAAGACTTTACAATAGTAGTTGAAGTGTATGCTCAGAAAGAATCAAAAGTAACTGTGGGATCAACTACAGATGCTAGAGGAGAACAACAAGCAGATTACTTAACTAAAGAAGTAAAGAATTATATTAAGAATAATCATGCTACATGGATTACAAATGATTTATTACACATAATACCTGAGACTTATACAAGAAGTGTAGTTCCAGGAAGATTGGGTAATATTGTTATTGATAGAATTACATTGAGAGTTTTAACGGTGAATTAATATGGCAACAGTGACATTTCAATTAGGTACAAATGATAATACTAGGGTTTTTAATTTAGAATTAGTAAAAAAAGAAACAAATTCTGTTGATACTCTAATATTTAATTATTTACCAGCAGTAACTGTAACGGTTGGAGATGAAATTGTTTTATTAGATCAATCAGGAACTACTATCTTTAAAGGACTTGCTCAAAAAATAGAGGATTCATCATTAAAGAAAGTAACTGTATATGACTATGGTGTTCAATTACAAGATATTACTATTAATAAAATATATAATTCTCAATCACCTGAGGCAATAATTCAAGATGTATTAACAAACACTAGTATGACTTATTCTTCTACAATTACATCAGGAGTAACTATTGATAAATATGTAGCTAAGGATAAAAGGGCTTGGGATATTTGTATAGAAATTGCTGAATTATTAAATGCTAAGTTTAGAGTAGATGAAAATAAAGTATTTTATCTAGAGTTTAAAGGTGAGGATACAAGCTCAGAAGAAATTACTTCTACTAATTCAGTGTTACAAGGTAATTGGAAAGAGGATGGTGAGCAGTTAGTTAATAGTGTTATTGTACAAGGTGACAGACAAATATTTGAGAAGACAGAAAGTTTTGCTGGACCTGTAACTCAAGTAACTTTAGTAGAGATTCCTATTGATGTTAATGTAACAGTTGGAGGAACTGAGAAAGCTGGGTATGTACCTGGAGCAAGTACTGGGGATTACTGGGTTGACAGAGAAAATAAAAATATTAATTTTGATGCAAGTAGTTCAACTATTGTAGTTAAATATACTTTTAGTGTTCCTATTAAAACAAAGAGAAGAGATAAAGCAAGTATTGATTTGTATGGAACTAAAGAAACAAAAGTTGAAAAATCTTATATTAATACTAGAGATGAGGCAAGAAGTTTTGCAAGTTTCTATCTAGATAAGTTTGCAAATCCATTATTTAATTCAGTATGGAGTATAAAAGATTCAACCAAGTTTCCAAATTTTGTTGTTAATCAAACAATTACTGTTACTGATTCAATTAGAAATATTACTAAAGATTTGATAATAACAAAGATTGATTATAGGTATCCTGGAGGATTATTAATTAGTGTTGGTGAGAATGTTGATAGTTTATTTAATTATAATAAAGAGATTCAACAAAGAATTAAACAATTAGAAGAAAAGGATGATAACTCTACAATTTTAAATGAGGATGAGTTAATTCAAGAGAATCTTTTAATGCAATTTGATTGTGATATTACTAGTATAATTAAAAGAACTTTTGATTCTGATACTTGGTATTGGTCTGAGAGTTCAACAGTAAGGAATCAATGGAAAGAAGATGGAACAGGACCTATATTTAGGGAAAATTCAGGTTTTACTGATGAAGATTTAGATGGTTTGGAGGATGAAAGAATAAGTGAGAGTGGAGTTACAAGAATTACTGAAGGAGGTGATTTAAGATACACAGAGTTTATTTCAGGAACAATAGTTACTGATGCGATAGCTACTAATACTTTTATGAATCTGGCTAGAAGTAATTTAATATCTAACTTAGGCACTACTTTAACTCATATTGGTGTTGGTGATAGTGACACTACACCAATTCAAAGTAATACTGCATTAGGTAATGAAACTTATAAGGATGCATTATTTACTACTCCTACAAAAACAACTAATAGTATTTCATTTTCATTATTTTTAGACACTACTGAGAATAATGGGAACGATATTAAAGAGACAGGAATATTTGATGCAGCAAGTGGTGGTAATTTATATAATCATGCTTTAACTAATGTTATTAGTAAAACTAATTCTGTTGAGGCTTTTATTGAAGTTAAAGTAAATATTAATGTGGAGAATTCAAATTTAGTATAAAATGGTATTAACAGATAATTTCATAAATGATGGGAATAGGGTATCATTAGATGTATTTGATTCTGTAACTCATGTGGCTTTTGGTTATAGTACAATAACTAGTACTCCTCATCCAACAGACACAGGATTACAAGTAGAAGCATATAGGAGACCTATTGAGAGTAAAACTAAAGATTTAGTTGAGAACACATATACTTTTGAGACTAGAATTCCGATTCCTCAATTAGTAAGTGAAACTATAACTGAGATAGGTTTATTTGATGCAGCAAGTGGAGGTAATATGGCTGCAAGATTATTACCTGGTGTAGTTGTTAGTAAGACAGATAGTGACGAAATACTTATAACTATAAGAATTAAGATTAATAGTAAGAATAATTAAAAATGTTTATAAATAATAAATTTGATGAAATAATAAGAAAAATGGAGGATAATCAAATATGGCAATTAAAAACGCAAAATTAGGTGGGGTCGATTTAGGAGAAGAATCAGGTAAGCCAAGTGATTGGAATGATACATTTGATGAAGTAGTGAATACAAGAATAAATGGCGATGGCTTTATGTATGATGTAGGAAATATATCCCATACAGGAGATACTGTTGATACTAAAAAGAAAACAATCACTTTTAATAAAGCAGTTGATTATGTAATAGTACATTTTAGAGGAGTTTATACTACTTCTGCAGCTAGTGGTTGGGTTTCATTCAAAAAGAATGGGACATTACAAACTCCTTTAGGAGTTCCATATATGACAGCAAATTCAAGTAGTACTGAATTTTGGGTGCAGAGTAATAGAATAGAAATGGTGGGAATTGGAACTTCAGGATTTGGAGTTTACGTATTAATTGATGCTAGTTTTGCAGTTAATGATGATTTAGAGATATTTTTACAAACAACAGATAATACTAGAACAGTTGAAGCTAATGATGTAATTGTTTTTGGATATACTAATAAAAGTAGTGATACAACATGGGTGAGTGTAAGTTAAAATGGCAAAGAAAATAACTGATTTTGATAATTTAACAACTAGTGCAAGTACAGACCTTTTTGAGGTAGTGGATGTTTCAGATACAACTGAGGCAGTAACAGGAACTAATAAGAAGATTACCAGAGATAATTTGTTTGGACAGGATTTAACAACAACTGGAACTCCTACTTTTGCAGGATTAGATGTTAATTCAGGAGCAGTTAATTTAGTTGCTAATTTTGAAAGTACAGATGTTACTGCTGATATTTATTTAAAAGATTCTTCTGCAACTTCAATTATTAGGAGTACTGGAGGTAGTTTAAGATTTTCAAGTGACACATCTGCAAATATGTTTAATATTGATTCATCAGGTAATGTTGGAATAGGGACAACTTTACCAGGAGCTAAGTTAGAGGTAGAACAATCTGCTGCTGCAACAGGTTTATTCATAGATCAGAATGGCAATGGTATTGCATTGAATATTGATACTGAAAGTACTACTGAATATGGTTTAAATATTGATGCTGCAAGTTATAGGGCAGCAAGAATTGCTCAAGCAGGAAATGATATTGGTTTATATGTACAAAAAACAGGAACTGGTGTAGGTGATGTTTTACAAATAGTTAATAATGGAACAGGGGATAGTATAGATATTGTTCATTTAGGATCAGGTAAAGCAATTAGTGTTGATTATCAAGATACTGGTGCAAATAATAATGTGATTTATGCTTCAAGTCCAACAGGATCAAGTAATGATTTTGGAGCAAGGTGGTTAGACAGCATTTCAAGATTTGGAGTGTTATTAGGAAATGGAACAACAGCATATAGATTATGGGTTGATGATAATGGTGATTTAAGAATACATAATGCAGATCCAACAGCACACAATAATGGAACTGTTGTAGGTACTCAAACATAAACCTTATAAATTTAATTATTTATATTTTATTTACTAAAAAAATGAAAACAATAAATGTAAATGTAGGACAAATAAATGTATTAATCTCAGTTTTAACAACTGGTTCAGCTAAGGATATTGCTGAAATGAGAAAGATTAACAGAGCTTTGAATGTAATCGAGGAAAAGGTTAAACCTAATGAGAAAATCGAAGGCGAAGTAGAATTAGAATTTGAAGATGCAGACTTTGAAACATTAAAGAATAGATTTAACTCATTCGAGAACTGGAATTTGCAGGCTCAAAAGTTAGTATTAGAAGTTGATAAAATTATCAACAATTAATTTTAAAAAGATTTATAAATATTATTTATCATAATTCTGTATGGCAATTAAAATAGCAAAAGAAACATTTCAAGGTATTACTTTACCTGAAGCTTATGTAAGATTAACAGAGCTTAAAACTACTAGAAATAGTGTAGAAATGCAGTTTAGTGTTTATGCTAGTCAACAAGCATTTCAGGAGGGTAAACCTCACGTAGAATTAATCCATAAAGAATTAGGTGAAGGAGTTCCAGAGATTCCTGCTGTAGAAGGTAGGGAAGCTGTTCCTGCAGTTCCAGGTTTTGAAGATTATTTTGGAATTAATATTCTTGAAGGAAATACAAATCCAATTAAACAAGCTTATATTTATTTAATGAGTTTGGAAGAGTTCTCAAGTGGGGAAGAAATTTAATTTCTCACTTTTAAGTTAAATAAGTATATAAACAAATAAATTCTAAAAGTATTATGGAGCCATACAATAAGGAGACTAATTATATTGGTAATGCAGATTGGCAATATAAAATAACTAAAATATTTTATAAAAATGCTTCAGGTATAAATTATAGTGCTTATTGGCATGACTTTTTATATGGAAATATTCTGCATAGGGAACACGGTATATTTAATAGGTTCATCTTAAAAGTTATATTAGATTTATTATTTCTAATCATGGGCTTTTTCAGATGTTTAAAAAATTTACAATTACATGGTTGTATATTAACAATTAAATTGTGGATTGTATTATTTTTACATACACCAGTATATATATTTAAAATGAAAAAATGAAAAGGAATAATAATTTTATTATAATTAAAGATGAAGCTGATAAAAGGAAAGAGTTTAAACAGCTTGTAAAAGATGCAGCATATGAAGGAGTAATGGAAGCTAAGCTAGAAGTAATGGAGAAAATAGAAAATGCTGATAAGAATAAAATAGATTATTCTGATGAAAATACTCCTATTACAACTAAAGAATATAAAGAGGACAAGAAAAAAGATTTAATATTAAAGGCTATCATTATTGTTTTTATGGTTGCTTTAGTATTGTTTGATATTAGTAATGTTGAAATAGTAAAAATAGTTGCAGAGATTTTATTTTAACTATTCTCTAATTAATATAATATTTTATATTGTTTAATTTTCTAAAATAAGTGTCAGAGATGGCATAGACAAACTCTTAACTTAACTATTATTGATTTTATTAAAAATCATTTTCCAGAGTAACTAATTAATAGTTACTTATTATTATAAAAAGACTTCTTCAATTATAGATTAGAACTTATTAATTATGTGAGTTAGAAAAAAGTTGTAAATCACCATCCCCATAGTGATTTAGGATAAGTAATATACTTATTCTATACTTATAAACCTATGTATTAATTTAGTTCTAGACACCATTACTTCGAGTGGAAAATGAAAATAAATAATAAAGGTATATTAAATAAGGAGGTAGATGGGACAACTGTTGTCCGAACTACCAAAAAAGATATGCTTAACATAATTGGAAATAAATATTATTGTAATATATTATACTTAATGTTAAGTAAAGGATTTACTTATAGATCTGAAATTGATAAGGTTTTAAGTATAAATGGAAGACATTATTTAGGTTTTTTATATAGAGTTGGTTTTATAGATAAATGTGAGTTAAATGATTCTCAGAAGAAGGGTTTAATATTAATAAAGAATTGGGGAAAAATACATTTAGAAAGATTAACTACATATGAATTATCAGCACATGGGAGAAAAATAATTGTGAATCCCTTATTTTATGATTTAATTTGTGAGGATTTATTACCAACAGTTATAAAATATAAAGAAGAGTTAGCTGATATATATAATAAAAAGATGGAAGAGATAACAAATAAGGAAGAATTTGAAGAGAAACAATTAAAGTTAAAATATAAGATAGCTAAGATGAAAACTCCTAAGCTAAGAACTGCAGAGGACATTGGTATTATACAAATAGTAGAAAATGCCTGAGTATGGAATTTTATGGAGATGTCAAAGAGAAGCCTGTGGTAAATGGCAAACTAGAGTTAATAGAGTGCCTAATGAAATAGAATTAAATGATAAGATTATAGTTCAGAAAGCAAGGAAGATATATCTTAAATGTATTTATTGTCAGTTTAGAATTAAATGGTCTATGCTTAGATCTTCTGAAAAGAAATTCGTTTCAACATCTGAAGGTAAAGGTGCAGGTACTATGAATAGATATGAGTTGAGGTAACTTAAAAGTTACGAATTAATATACCTACTTATTTAAAATTAAAAAGGTTTATATATAAGTCTAGACTTATATAATTAACCTAAAATGGTGAGTCAAAATGAGAACAAAAGAACGTGAACAAAAAATAAATGATATATATAATGAAACTTTAGCAAGGCGATTAAAGTTAAGAAATTATAGGAGTAATCTTAGAGAGAATTACGCAGCACAACAGATTTATGCTAGTATTACAGGAATGTCAGAGGACGGAGAGCTTGACGATGAGGATTACTGATAAAGAAAGGAAAGATCTTGGTTTTATTAATCTTAAAGGTAAATGGTATGCTACTTTTGAAGTATTATTAAATGCAGCACACGAGATGTATAAAGATAACTTTTCTATTAAAACTAAGTTAATTGAATTTGATAGGGAGAGTAAATTTGCAGTATTTAAAGCTGAAGTAATTATAATTAAGAACGGCGAGAAACAAGTATTTGATGCTTATGGAGATTCAGCAAAAGATAATACTGGAGCTTTAGTACAAGGAGCTTATATTAGAATGGCTGAGACTAGGGCAGTATGTAGAGCTTTAAGGTTTGCAACTAACATAGCAGAAACAAGTAGTGAGGAGATGCCAAATGATTGAGTATATAGGTTTAGACTTAGTTTTATTTTTATTAGGCTGTATTGTAGGATTTAAAGGAAATATTTATTTAAGGAGAATGTATAAAAAATGAATGAATTATTAAAAGCGTTTGAGGAGTACACTCAAGAATATAAAAATCCTCAAATATTTGAGACAAAAGATATATGTAAATATTTAAGAGATATGAATATTATGCATAAAGAATTAAAATTGCTTAAAGAATTATTTGAGACTGAGCTTAGGGTTAGGACAGAAGAAGTTAATACAACAACTGATGATTATGTAATATCTTATAGTAGTTCAATGTTATTGGACAAACAAAAAACTGCTGATTATATGGCTAAGAAAGGAGTTTTACAAAAGTATTGTAAGATGGAGCTTGATGTTATGAAAGCTAAATGTTATTTAACAGCAGAGGGTATTTTATCAGATTATCAAAAAGAGAGTAAGAAAAAGATTAAGGTGATTGTTAAATGATGCCAGGAGAAAGAACACACATATGTAAGAGATGTAAAAAGAGTTTTAATAGTTATTTAACAATATCTGAGTTTTGTGGTCCTATTTGTGCATTTAATATAATAAAGAAAAATGATTTTGGAGAAGTTGATAAAAGTAAAAAATATACTAAGTAAAGAAGAGAAGGGCTTAAAAGATTATTTATGGAGAGTAAATAATTATTTAATTGAAGTTGAAGAAACTTTAGAGGATGTTCAAAGAGCTAAAAAAGATGTAAATAAAAGGATAGTTAAAGCAATGAAAAATGGTAGTTAAGGATACAAGTTTGACAAATTATATTACTTTAGATAGTGATGGAACTTTAGAGAAAAGGGAGCTAGAGGTTTATGAGTTATTAGAAAAGCATGGCAATATGACTGATTGGGAGATTACTTATGCATTAGGATATAAGGATAGGAACGAAATAAGTCCTGCTCGTTATAGGTTAGAGAAAAAGAATAAGATTAAATCTAATGGAAAAAGAAAAGATTTGCATACTAATAGATTAGCATATCAATGGGAGATATTATAAGATGGAACACGATGAATGTTTAAAAAGAATAATTAAGATGGGAAGTGCAATTAAATCTGTAAGGATTTACTGTGAAGAGATGGCTCAATATACTCAAGACTTAGAAAAACAAATTGAGTTATTAAAATTAGAAATTAAAGAAGAATGATTTATTCAGAAGACAAACTCGAGAAAGTAACAATGTTAAAAGTTAATTATGATATTGATGTTAATTCTTTTACAGTTAGGAGTGGTAAGAATGAATACTTCTTAATGGAGAATCCAAAAACAAAACAATTAAGTTGTACCTGTTGGTGGTTTGCAAATAGAACTATTCCAAATATTAAAAAATATGGGATGTGTAGTCATGTATTAGCAGTTTGGTTTAATCATGATAAAAAGAAATTTGATAAAGAATTAATGATAAGGGAAAATGAGTAAAGATAAATATATGGGAACAGAAGGTTTAACAGTTGATATAGCAATTAAGAGATTATTTGAGTTGATGGAAAAACAGCCACTTGGAGGTAATGATGAGAAATATTATTTAGAATCTAAGAAATTGATTCAGAAAGAATTCAAAGAAATATTAAAAGGTAGTAATAGATGGAATAAAGTTAAGCCATTAATTACTAAAGCACAGTATGAGAAACTAATAGATTTAATTTAAAAATGGAAAATATAATATTAAGACCAAGAGATAGAAAGATATTAAGATGTTTGGATGAAAACTTTTTAACATTAGATGAGATTGTTACTAAAGGAAAGAAGAGACATTTAGATTTATGTTCAGGAACTTATAGGAATATTTTAATTAAACTTGAGCGTTATGGTTATGTTGAAAAGAATTCAGAGAAACAGATCAGAGATAGTAATGGCAGGATAATGAAATTAAAATGGCGTTTAAAGGGTTATCATATCCATGAACCAACGTTTGGTTAAATAAATATATAAATAATAAAATTCATTATTTTTAATTATGGAAGAAAAAACTTTTAAAGACATAATAAAAAAAGAGAATAGATACTTTATTAGAAATGAAGTAGTTAGAACAGAAACACAAGAACAAGAAGTGTCAGCTGATGCTATTGTTGGGCAAATTAATACTCTTAGAGAAAGAAATGAAGAGATTGATGAATTAATTCTACCATTATCTGCTGAAAAAGAAGAGAATGAAGAAATCCTTGAAGAACTGGAAGCTTTTGCAGTTGAAGAAGGTATCATCGAAGAAGATGTTGAAGACGAAGAATAAATTTATAAATATTCTTTAATATAATACTACTGTAGGGGAAATGTTTTAGTTTGACTCACACAAAATTAATTCTCCCCCTTACTAATAATTCTTAACTTAATAATAGTTACTTACATTAATTACTTATTTAAAATTAAAAAGGTTTATATATAAATTAATAATTATACTATATAGCCTGTAAGGGTGTGTGAGTCGAGAAAATGAAACTATTAAAATTAATGAGACTATTTAACAAAGTTATTAAAGCTACTCTTAGTGAGAGAATTATGATCCAGAAGTTATTCGGTGATAAAAGGTGTTATAATTATTTAGAGATTCCTGATAGTTGTTTTAAAAGTAAAGGAACAAGTATTATTAAGTTATAAAATGAATAAAGAAGATTATGCTAAGTTAACTGATGAAGAAAGGTCTATTGTAGACGAGAGTAAAACTCCTTGGGAAGATGTAGATGATAATGGAAATGTATGGGAAAATTAAAAATGACAGAAGAGAAAAATAAACCAACAAGAGTATTTAAGCAAGGCGTTGTAAGTATCAGCGTTTGGGAAAAGGAAGGAATGCCTACTAAATATAGTGTGCAGAAGAGTTATAAGAAAGATGACGAATGGAAGTTTACTAATAATTTAGACTTAGCTGATTTGTATATTGTTCAAAAGTTAATAGGAGTTATTACTAGTAAAAGTATTATGGTATATGAAGATGACGCCTAGAGAAGAATTTGATATAATGTATTTAGAAGAGGATTTAATGGCAGATTATTTAAATGACCATAACCTGATGAAAGATTTTGAACAATTCAAAGAAGAAACTTTTCAACAATGGTTGGAAACAAATAATGTTAATTGATAAATGGGTTATGAAGATAAAGACCAAGAAGATTATGATTTAGGAGTGGTAGGAGTATTATTAGTAATAGCTTTAATAATCATAATTGCAATACCTGCAGGATTTATGGCTTACTTATTTCATACTTCACCTATAATGAATATGACATTAAAAGAAGTTGTTGAAGGTAATGAAACGATAGGAAAAGGATCAGGTTTTAAAGATTATAATTACCAGAATAATAATTATAAAACAGGCTATATTGCTCAGGCAGGTTGGAAACATAATTATACTATTTATACTGTAAAGGGAGCTAGTATGGAACCAACTATGTTCCATAATGATAATATTATATGTGATAATAGATTAGAGCCAAAATTAGGGGACATTGTCTTAATTAATAACTCAATGCCTATAGCTCATAGAATAATTGCAGAATATCCTGAATATTACATTACTAAAGGCGATAATAGAATAACTGAAGATGATAGTATTAATAGATCACAAATAATTTGTGTAGTAGTTGGGGTGCTTTATTGAAAATGAAAAAAGAAGAAATAAATACTGAACATAATGGATTTTTATGGGGTGAAAAAGTATCTTCACCTTCAAGAAAATTAGAAGTGCAAATGAATAAAAGTTTAATAAAGATAGAGAATGATGAAGGGAACTATGTTGAATTAGTGATTGAAAACAATAAATTTGTTTTAAAAGGAGATTTAGATTTAGATGAAGCAGCTAAGATGTTTTTTGATACAGTTATTAAATTAGCTGAAGAAAATAATATAATTGAAAGAATAAATATAAAAAGTTCACATAACAAAGATACGAAAAAATGAAATTAAAACTAAAAAATTATGACCATCCTTATTATTGTAGTGAAATGAATTATTTTGTTTCACCTAAAGATGATAATTGGGGTTCAAGAAAAGTATTTAAAAATTGGAAAGCATTTGATGAAGCTTGGGATTTAGAACATTTAGATATTGATATGAATTTAATATTTAGATGGGACATTTGGGAAAGGGATGAAGCAGGTTTTGGTTTATCTTTATATATGATGCATCAAAGAAAAGGAGCTTTTAGACCAATAGAAATAGAAACTATTGAGAAAAAAGATTTAGAAGAAATTAATAATTATTTGAGAGAGCACTGGATTAGATTGCAACAAATGTGGAATCCGATTAGTGTAATAGATGAAAGTACATATAAGGTAGGTTATACGAAAAAATGAATAGTTGGGAAAAAACATTTTTAATATTGACTATAATTTGGTGTTTCGTAGCACCAATAACACCTAAAACAGAATTTATTTCGGAAGAAACACTGGTGTTATTTATAGGAATGGCAATATTTATTATTGGAACACCTTGGAAGAAAAAATGAAAGTATTAATAGCATGTGAGGAAAGTCAAGAAGTTTGTAAAGCTTTTAGAAAATTAGGGCATGAAGCTTATTCATGTGACATTTTGGAATGTAGTGGAGGTCATCCTGAATGGCATATTAATGATACAGTTTTGAATGTTTTAAATGATGGTTGGGATTTAATGATTGCCCATCCACCATGTACTCATTTAGCTGTGAGTGGTGCTAGGTGGTTTAAAGATAAACAATTGGAACAAAAAGAAGCTCTTGAATTTGTACGTAAGCTCCTTGAAGCACCAATAAAATATATAGCATTAGAAAACCCAATAAGTATTATTAGTACAAAAATAAGAAAACCTGAACAAATAATTCAACCTTGGATGTTTGGACATGGTGAAACTAAAGCAACATGTTTATGGTTAAAAAATTTACCAAAACTAAAACCTACAAATATTGTTGAAGGAAGGGAACAAAGAATACATAAATTACCACCTTCTAAAGATAGAGCAAAATTAAGAAGTAAAACTTTCCCAGGTATTGCAAAAGCAATGGCAGAACAATGGAGTAAAGCAATTATTTTTAATAAAATAGTTGAGAGAGAAGCAGAATTAACATTAAATTGAAAAATGGCAATTTATGGATTAAGTAAATATGAATTAGAAGATGTTGAAGATTTGAAAGAACAAATTAATAATCTTCCTGATTATCAACAAGTAGAAATGCTTTATGAACATTGTTTTGATATATTAAATAAGGAGGGTTATTTCAAATAATTGAAAAATGGAAAATAATATATTATGTAAATGCGATGAGTGTGAGACCACTTTTTATAGTGATTTAATCAATGGAAATAAATGTCCAATAATTACCTGTTATGGAAAAGTTGAAGAAATTGATGGAAAAGAATTTTTGGAGGATTGTTAAAATGAACAAAGATAATTATGAATTTGCAAAAGCAAGTAGTAGACATAAAATATATTATAATGATGTTTCAGAATTAATGGAACATATAGCGAAATTAAAAAATTTGTGGTTGGTTGATTCAAAATGAAAAAACTAGAAACAATAATTTGTAATGGAGGTATGCAAATGAAACATAATAGTAAAATATTGTGTTTGTATAACCTGCATCAAGAAGTTATCTGTCAACATTTATACGATGATCGAGAGTGTTTATATAGAATAACAAATCAGGTCAAAAGGGATAACAAAGTTTGTCTTTATGAGAAAAATGACTAAATATAAAATATTATTAAACGCAGCAGAAGATATAGAATTTTCTGCTAAAAATGACAATGAAGCTAAAGAATACTTTAGAAATTATATTATGAAAGAAAAAGAATTTTTTGAGGGAGATATATTTAGATGTGTTAAACAAATTGGATTATATGATGTTGATGATTCAAGAATGGAGTTTGACTTATAATTGAAAAATGAATTATGAAGATAAAATATTAAATTTAGGTTTTAATTATGATAATCTTACAAAAGATAAAAAAGAGATCATTATTCATATATTAAAAATATTGGAAAAAAGATGTTTTGAATTTGAAGGATTTTTAGAAGATTATGATTTTCTAAGTTTGAATGATAAAACAGATTGCAAAATAGAATTTGATAAAAGATTTAAAACTTTTAAATAATTGAAAAATGACGTTAGATGATAAAATTACTTTTATATGTGCTGGGAATGTTCCTGAGCGTAGTGAGTATATTTGTGAATATAAAAAACATTATAATAGTATTAGTTGTACTTACAATGATTATGATATTTGTAAAAAGAAATATGGCAATCCTTGTGTTGAAGTCACACTTTGGGATTTAAAACATAATGCTACAAGATTAAAATACAAATGAATACTATCAAATTTAAACAAATAGGGGAAAATGGAGTACATATTCATTATGTAGAAAAAAAAGAAATATTCATCTTAGAAGATGAAGAGTTTTTTAAACTATTAAAAGAATTTACAAATAATTGAAAAATGGAAAAGGAAAAACAAATTAAACTTATAATAGGTGGCTTTATCTTTGTGTTTGCAATTTCACAATTATTATTAATTTTATTTAATAGTCAAAATACGCAAGATAAAATAGTTTGTAAAAGTTGCAAAATGGAAAAAGAGATTGATAAAGAAAATGAATTAAGTTTATGTGAACAATATAGTGAACTTAATAAAATTGAAATGAGATATATTAATGGAACTAAATATGTTTTATTGAATAATGATTTAATTTTAGAAGAAGAAGTTAAAAAAAGTTGTTTTAGAACTTTTAAAAGAAATTGAAGAATGAAAAAAGAAATATATTATTTAAGTTATGGAGGGGGAGTTAATTCATCGGCATTATTTTTTTATATTATATGACTCTTACATTTTTTATTAATTATTGTAATTAGATATATAAAACTTCAGATTAGTTATTATTTTATGTTTAAAGATTTAGATTATTTATTAATTTATGAATGTAAGAAGTGTCATAAACAAATAGCTTATAATGTTAGGTTAGACCCAGAAAAATCTCCCTATGAACAAATAGCTGACAAGAGACAAAGTTTGAAGAAAATCTGTTTTTATTGTGGTCATGATAAGTTTACTAAGTTTAAAGTTTTGGAGAAAGAAAAGGGATTAAAATATTTAGATTTAATAAAGTTTAATAAAAAGAAGTAGTAGTAACAATATCAAATAAGTATATAAACTTAAAAGTACATATATTGTTTATATGGAAAGAATAAATCATATACGAGCTATTGCAAGAGAAATGGCAGATCAGAAAGGTCTGGAGTATAACGATTTATCTTTAAATCAAAAAGATGTATTGTTAAACAGTGCTATGCATTTAATAAATGAGTTATAATTAAATATATAAAGTAAAGATTTTATTATTACTATATGGATATAAAAAGTATAAAAGGAAAATATCTAATTGGAGTAATTACTATTGCATTATTATTATTAGTAGCATTAATTGTATTTATTCCTAATGATAGTAAATCTGAAGAGACTGTTGAAAATACTACAGAAGAAGTTAATGAAACTTTTAAGCTAGAGAATAAATCATATAAAGTAGGAACTAATATTAGTCAACCTGAAAATATAACTAATAGTACAAATCCATTCATTAATGGTAGTTTCTTCCAAAACGAAACAAACTTAAGTAATTAAGTTTATAAACATTTTTTTCTTATATATTAATACCCTACAAGGGCATTGTTTTAGTATAATCATTTTTAAGCATTTAATTCAATACATTTATTAACATTTACATTAGGTACCGATAAACCAGGTAAGTCCTTGTGAAAGGTGATTACTGTTACAGAAGGTGGCAAAGACGATTAGCAAGGGTCTGGCGAGAGTTTGTAGTGTTCTCACGTAAGGAAAAACCTACCAAATTATAATTAAGTACATACGCTAAAATGGGAGTTTCACAAAAACTCTCAATAATCAAAACATTTATAAACTATAATTCTATAAATTTAATATCTTAACTGGACATTAACTGGACATTGGATTTTTAAAGATGATAAAAGTAAGGAAAGATATTAAAGAGATTGCTATATGCAAAAAAGAGAAGAATTGGAAGAATTAAAAGAGAATATTAATATTAAGATAAATAATAAAAATTATGATTAAAAATGACTGATATTGTTAAAAGGAAAGGAGGACCTTTAAAAAAAGAAATTAAATATGCTATTTTAGAGAGTTTAAATAAGCTAGTTCAACAAGGGAATGCTATGAGTGTAAACCATCAGGCTTTAGCTGATAAGTATGGTGCTGAGCATAATATTAATATTAAACGACAAACAATAAGTAATTTACTAGATCAGGTATATAAATCAATACCTCCTGAAAATGTAAAGAATATTGAGTTAAAGATTGAGTTATTATATGATAAAATGATTAGGGAGGCTCAGTTATTATTACAGAAAGCTAGTTCACAAAAAGAAAAGAAAGATGCTATTGATTTAATGACAAGGGTTTTAGACAAGTTTATTGACTTCTTAATTAAAGCAGGTAGAAAAGCTCCAGTAACTCAAAATATTAATTTACAAGCAGACATCACTCAAAAAACTTTAAATGTTCAAATTATAGACGATAGACGACAGGTGATTGCTGATGATTCAAACAACTAAAGTATTTAAGCAGTTTATAGCTTCAGATAAAAGGATAAATGTGTTTCAAGGTGGTACTAGGTCAGGTAAGACTTATAATATTGTATTAGCTTGGATTGTTAAATTACACCAAGAAGATAATAAAATATTAACAGTTTGTAGGGAAACAATGCCATCTCTTAAGAATACTGTATTTAGGGATTTTATTGAGATATTAAAGAAACTAGATTTATTTGATATTAATTGTTTGAGTAAATCTGATATGACTTACCAGTTAGGAACTAACTTAATTGAGTTTAGGAACTTAGATGACGACCAGAAGATAAGAGGGGCTAAAAGAGATTACTTGTATATTAATGAGGCTAACGAAGTTCCACAACCAATATTTAAGCAGTTATTGTTTAGGACAACAGGAAAGATAGTTCTTGATTATAATCCTTCAGATGAGTTTCACTGGATATACGATGATGTATTAACTAGAGATGATTGTGATTTCTTTAAGAGTACTTATTTAGATAATCCATTTCTCCCTGAGGAACAAGTAAAAGAGATTGAGCGTTTAAAAGAATTAGATGTTAATTATTGGAGAATTTATGGTTTAGGTGAGCGTGGTGTTAGTGAGGCAACAATATATTCTAATTGGGAGTTATTTGATGGCGAAATGCCACAAGGTATTACTTACTATGGTTTGGACTTTGGTTTTAATGACCCTAATGCTTTAATACAAATAGTTTTTTATGATGATGAGATATATGTTAAGGAATTAATATATAAGTCTCAAATGACAACTCCCGAGCTAGGTAATTTAATGAAACAAATTGGTTTAGGTCCTAATGATACAATTTATGCTGATAACTCTAGACCTGAAACAATACAAGAGTTATTCTTACAAGGCTTTAATATTCATAGTTGTAGTAAAGGAAAAGGAAGTATTAGAGCTGGTATTGATTGGATTAAAAGACATAAAGTGCATATACATAAAGAGAGTTTGAACTTAATTAAAGAGATTAAAGGCTATAAATGGAAAGTAAATAAGGATGAAAAAATATTAGATGAGCCTGTTGATATTAATAATCACTTATTAGATGCTTTTAGATATGCTTTGAATGAGAAGATTAATAATGTTTATGACGGAGAGTATAGTTTTGCAACTGCAAGAATGTTATGATAATATTTATAAATTTAATTATAGTAAATAGTTTATCACAAAGGTGAGTCAAAATGGAAAGTAAATTAGATATTAAAAAAGAGCAGGAGAAGATTGTTGTTTATGACAAGAGTGTTTACAATACACCCCAAGATTTTATGACATTATATAATACTTTTAAAATGTCTTTGGATATGTTAGAAGAGCGAGAGAAACAAAGCTATGATGCTATTAAGAAGATGGGCGAAGAGAAAGTTATTATGAAAGGTAGGTTTGATAGTATTGTTAAATTTATGAAGAAGAATCATATTCCTATTCCTAAGGAAGAAACTAAATAAATTTATAAATAAATTTTTCTATAAAATAGTATGAAGTTTATTGATAGAATTTTAGGTAAACCAGCAGCGAAAGAAAACATTACTCTATTTCAAAGATTAGAAGGTGAAATAGCAGGATCAACTAGTAGTAAATTTAGTAAAGATATTTTCACTAATAAGTTTAGAACTATTCACGAAGAGTTTAGAGAATCAAAGAAGGCTTACCTTTACGATTCATTAATTTTTGCATCAGCTAAAACTATGGTTGATCTTATTAAAGGTGATGGTTATGAGATTGAAACTAATAATGAAATATTAAGAAAGTTTATTGAAGATTATGTTGAAAGAACTGGTTTAGTTCAGGCATATGAGGCAGCACTTGAAGATTATGTTTCAGTAGGTAATGGATATATTGAGATTGTAAGAGATTCAGAGGGTAATGTTATTAAATATTTAGCATTTACTAATGGAGAGGATATTTATATTGATTATGATTATAGGAGAAATCAAGTTAGAAGATATATTCAAAGAGTTCTAACAGGTCAACAAACACAAATTAAAAGTGCTAAGAATTATGTATTAAATACACCTCAAGGACCTATCCAAGTTTATGGGGTAGAAATACCTAAAGAGAATTTATTACATTTTAAGAATGGTAATAATGTATTTGGAGCTTATGGTAAATCTCCAGTATCGTCAATATTAAATGATTTAGAGATATTAAGAACAATTGAAAGGAGTATTGCTGTTATTAGTAAATACAAAGCTATTCCAAAAAAGATTTTAACTAAAAAGATTGATGCAGCTAATGGTGAAAGACCAATGGCACAACAAGAGTTACAAGCTTTAGCAAAAGAAATGAGTGCTGCTGCTGATTATGATAATTTAATTATGAATGGAGATTGGCAGACTGTTGATTTATCTGATGGTGGAAAAGATATTAATATGGAAGGTTATATTGAATACTTAAAAAGAAAAGTAACAATTCCTTTAGCACCAGAGTTCTTAATTCATAGTCAAGATGTTAATAGGGCTACAAGTAAAGAAGCTAAACAAACTTATTTCTTAAGAATCCAAACTGCAAGGGCTGATCCTGAGATGAAACTTACTGCATTATTAAAAAGTGTGTTGTTGAAGTTTATGAGAGAAAATCCACAATTAACAGGAACATTCGAGTTTAAGTTTGGAACATATGATATTATATTACCTGAAGAAAAAGAGGTTGCTATTCAATCAAGATGGAATAATGGTATTATTACTTTGAATGAAGCGAGACAAGAATTAGGTTTACCTGAGATTGAGGGAACAGAAGTATTTAATTGGGAAGTAGCACAACAACAAAGTGCTGGACCAAGTTTTGAAAAGTTAAAGGATGAGAAGAAGAGCAATTGAACAACTTCAAATAAGACGTAATAGGGCGCAAGAAGTTAATGTGAGGAATAGAAGTAGGATTGATAATAGAAAATACTTTGGTATTAAGAAGAATATTAAAGAGTATGAGAAAATTATATTCAATAACCTTTATGATGAGGAGTTATTTAATTCCATTGTTAAAGAGGGTGCAACTGAAGGTTTATCAGATTTATTTCAGGAATATTTGGCTGTAGTGACTAATAGATTTTTTAATTTTGCAGAGGTTGTAAGTGCATTATTTGACGATACCTTTGAGAAAGGTAGTAAACGTGTGCAGACTAAAAATGGTGAACTTGTAAAGTTTGGTGAAGTGCAAGATGATCAGGCTTTAGAAATAATTAAGAATAGACAATTTACTTATTTAAAAAACATTACTGATAGACAAGCAGACATTGTACAACAAGAGATTGCTAAAGGTTTGGAACAAGGCTTAAGTATTCCTGAAGTATCTAATAACTTACAAAAGAAAGTAAAATCATTTACTAAGAGTAGAGCAAATACAATTGCTAGAACAGAAATGGTTAAAGCTCATAATGAAGGAACTTTAAATACTATGCGTGAGCTTGGAGTTGAAACTTATATTTATTGGACTGCTGGTGATAAGAAGGTTGCTGAGATATGTAGAAAGAATCAAGGCTCAAGAAGTAAGCCAAATGTTTATCAAGTAAAAGGTGCTGGTAACCCTAACCAACCATTACCAGTTATAAATTCCCACCCTAATTGTAGGTGCAGCATCTTAATAAATGATTGATGAGTAACAAAATATTTATATATTTGTAATTCCAAATTATTTATAAATGTATGAGTTTAATGTGATGGACATTCTTAAGGAGGAAGATGGTTTAAGCTCCTCCCAGATATACTTAAGACATTTAAATAAATATGATTATGGTAATAGGCATAGGATAGTACAGGTTTTAAGTAGATTAATTGAGAAAGGTCTAATCAAGTGTGAGAGAGAAAGAAAAGTATTCTATTATTATGTTTTGTAAATAAATATATAAATTAATAAATTACTTATTTTATATATGGCAATAATTATTTTAAAGAAG